ATGAAGCATTTAGACCCGAACTATGGGAAAACTTTGTGGATGAAAATGAAGCGAGGAAATGGTTATATGATGAGTTTAATGGTATGATATGGGATAGCCCTGAAGATTATGGGGTTAGTAGATCACAATCCAATGAACAAATGAAATACAATGAGGTATATAGAAAATCCATATCAAATTTAGAAAATAAATTAAATGCGGAAAATCTAACCGAAGAACAGGAGGATGAGATAAGAAACCATATTTCTGATTATGAGAGTTTAATAGAACATAATGAAGAAAACCCTGAAGGTGATTACGATGATGATGCGGTTGAGGGAACCATAGAGAGTTTTGTGGATAATGAAGTGGATGAGTTTCCACAATATTTAAAAAATCATGGTTTCGATTCTAAATATATTTTAGATTTTATAGATATGGACTCTTTGTTTGATTATTTAATTCGTAGTGATGGTTACGGACAAATTTTAAACATATACGACGGTAGAGATGATGAATATAAGGTAAATGGTAGTTGGTATCACGTAATGAGAGAAAATTAATAATTTACACCTACAAAATATTTTACTACATTTTATTAATGAAAACTGATTGGTTATTTCAAGAACCCATAGATTTAGAGCACAAACAATATGTGCTTTTAGATTATCTACAAAAGTTAGATAAAAATCTAAATAATTTAAAATTATATCCCCAATTCCAAGAGATATCGTTACACCTGGCTAGTATTAATCTTTTAATTGAAAAAGGTCAATATTTAACAATGAACAGAACGTTAAAGGATCCCGATGATGAGATATTAATATCTGACTTAATACCGGTTGATTGCCCACTCCTTACAAAAGAAGAGATACTTGAAATTTATCATATCTGTAAATATACAACCGATAAATTAAAAGACTACTTCAACCACGCAAAGGCGATATGGGACATCGTTAACGATGCGGTATCAATAGATCCGATACAAAACTCAAAAAATATTGACCCCAAACAAGGGCTTTTCTTTTTAGATTATAAAGATAAAACCTACCTATATGAGTTTATGGTTAAATTAATTAAAAAGGGTAATTTAGAAACAAAATGTCACATAAAAAAAATATGTGAATGTCCTAAAGGAGATTTTAATGAAAAATTAAAAGAAGTAAAAAGACCACTTATCAAAGATCTAAAAGACGATAATATTCATAGTAAGTTAATTGTTTTTAGGGTTAAACACAACAACAATTACCCCCTTAAAGAAACTTTGCTTCCTATCGCAAAAAGAAAAATAATGAATTATATGATTCAATCAAAAATTATTAGACATAAAAATTTGACTAATATATCTTAGTTTTTTATTATTAAAATAAAAAAGTCATGGTAGTAAAACAAAGATCATTAAACGAGTTAAGACAAGAAAAAGAGTTTGGATACAAACATTCAGACAATCAAAAGAAAAAAATTAATGTTGACCCACAACACATAATCAATTTGGTTAGAAAATACCCAAATGATATGGATCTTGGAAAAAAAGTAAGAGGTTATTTATTGGAATTAGGGATTTATGAGTAAGGAACAAGTAAACCATCCAGAACATTATGGAGGATCTGAGAACGTATATGAAGCAATAAAGGTGATTGATGCGTGGGATTTAGGTTTCTCACTAGGTAATACGGTAAAGTACATCTCAAGGGCAGGTAAAAAAGATCCAGAGAAAGAAATCGAAGATTTAAAGAAGGCAAAATTTTATTTGGATCATCACATTAAAACATTGGAGAATAAATGAAGATGAAATTAACTGAAGAACAAAAAAGTAATATTCGTGATTTATATGAGGGATTAAAAAGTGATGAACAAACACTTGGAGAAACACTAGATATTATTGTGGATTTTTGTCTTGATGAAGGAATTGCTAATTTATCGGATGATCAAGATGAAGACCTAATCGAAGAATTTTCAAATGAGGTGTGGGATTATTTAGAAACTATAACGTAATTAATAAAAAAATAATGAGATATCTATATTTTTGTCTAATATTATTTTTGACATCCTGTATTGAAATAATTGAAGACCTAAAGTTTAATTTGGATGGATCAGGCACCTTTAAATATGTTATAAATCTTAGTGGTAGTAAAACCAAAGTAACATCCATACTCGCTTTAGATAGTTTACACGGAGAAAAGGTACCAAAGGTATCAGACATTAGAACTAAGATCGGAGAGTTTAAAAGAACCTTACAAGAGCAAGAAGGTATTAGTAACGTATTAATAACGGAAGACTATACCAACTTTATCATTAAATTTCAGTGTGATTTTAAAAGTGTTGAGGATTTAGAACAAGCACTAAAAAACTCAATTAAAAAACTATACCAAAACAACTATTACGAATATGATTGGGTTTCTTTTAAAGGTAAGGTATTAACAAGAAAAACACCTATTTTTTATTTAGATGATATTAGGAAGTTTGGTGATAAGGATATTGATAAACTAAAGACCGGAACCTATACTTCAGTGACTAGGTTTCCAACTAAAATAGATACGTTTGAGAATAAAAATTCGTTAAGATCAAAAAGTAATATGGCTTTAATGATTAAAACAACACCTGATCTACTTTTAAATGACCAAACCATATTAAACAATAAAATAATATTAAAAAAATGATAGAAACAGGAAAAATAATAAATGGGGATTGTATTGAGGTAATGAAAACCTTACCGGAAGGGTCTGTGGACTTAATTTGCACATCGCCGCCATATGGCGTGGGTATTGCTTATGACACACACGATGATGATGTGGAGTTTGAAGACTACCTTGTGTTTGCAAGAAATTGGTTAACTGAATCGTATAACGTATTGAAAGATGATGGGAGAATTGCGTTAAACATACCCTATGAAATCAATAGACAAAAGAAAGGAGGGAGAATTTTCTTTGTTTCAGAGATGTATCAAATAATGAAAGAAATTGGTTTTGGATTCTTTGGTATTGTTGATTTGGAAGAACAATCACCACATAGAAGTAAAACCACAGCATGGGGATCTTGGATGAGTCCATCCAGCCCGTATATCTATAACCCGAAAGAGTGTGTTATTTTGGCCTACAAAAAACTACACATTAAAAAGGTGAAAGGAGAACCACAATGGAAAGGGGTTCCTACTGACATAGAACAAGAAGATGGGACATTTAAGAAAAAAGTAGTATACGAGGAACAAGACAAGAAAGAATTTATGGAGTTAGTCTTTGGCCAGTGGAACTATTTTGCAGATACAAAGAGTTTAACTAAGGCTACTTTTTCTATGGACATACCAACGAAAGCAATAAAAATATTATCCTACAAGAATGATATAATTTTGGATCCATTCGCTGGTAGCGGAACTAGTTTAGTCGCTGCGGAAATCTTGGGTCGTAGATGGATCGGAATAGAACTATCACCAAACTACACTGAAGTGGCAAAAACAAGGGTGGAGTATTTTAAAACACTACAAGAAGTATCGGAAGAAAACCAACAGTAAAATGTTGGTTTTTTAGTTTTATGTAGTATTTATTTATTATGAGAAGAATAATAAATGAATCAGGTATCCGGGATATTAATAATATTGCTAAAAGATACAAAAAAGCAAAAATATACTTTCACCAAGATTTGGACGGTGTAACAACCGCATTGGCGATGAAAAACTATCTTGAACAACACGGTATTGAAGTTGTCGATGCTGAAGTAATACAATACGGATCTAAAGAATTCGCCATTAAAAAACCTGAAGGTGAAGGTGACGTTATGCCGGTTCTTGTTGATTTTGCTCACGGAAAACCAATGTTTGTTATTCATACCGACCACCACGATACACAAGCTGGTGTTGAAAAAGACACGGCAACAAGTTTCAAATCATCAAGATCAAACGTGGAAACCATATCACAAGTCGTTTCACCAAAAGAGATTTTCCCATCGGATGATATAATGTTAATATCAACGATCGATTCGGCAAACTTCGCGGTAAATCAAATAACACCAGAAATGGTTATGAATTACCTATACAAATACGATAAAGATAGTTCACTAAAGAGAAATAAAATGTTAATGGGGTTAGTTGTAAATAAACTATTATTAGCATATAAAAACAAACCAAGATTTTTGGAAAACCTTGTGTTAAACTCACAACCATCCCTTTTAAGTATTTTAAATAATATTAAAAAAGAAGCGGTTGAAAAGGGGTATGTCGAACCTGAACAACTAACAAAAAACAAGGAAAATTATATACAAAGTAGAAAAGAAAAGGGTGTAGAAACTCTTGGTAATATTATCTCTCAATATGGATTTGGTAGCACAACAAAGTCAGGTGCTTATGATAGATACACACCATTTAAAAACAATCCAGATTCCGATTTCCTTGTAACGGGAATGCCGATGGGTATGGTTCAAGCATCCTGCAACCCATTTAAAGAAGATAGAGCACTCAAAGGGGTAAATTTAGGTGAAATAAAAGATGAGGTATTAGATGTATTTAGAAAAGAATTTGAGGGGTTAAAAATAACCTTTGGTATTATAAAAAGGGTTGCGGAACAAGAAGCTGATTTTAGTTCAGTTGGTTTTACCTTTAAAGATATGGAGGCGATCTACGGTGAAAGCCCATCTTATAAAATAGACGGAGGAGAAAACTTAAAAGAGATTTTAAACAACATATCCTCCAAACTTTATAGGGGGTTATCTCAAAAACAAAAAGAATTATTAAATAAAGTTTCTGTTAATGGATTTGACGTTATAAGAGCAAACTCAGGAGGACACAAATGTATAACCAACATTTCAGGTATAAATTTTTTATATAGGGATAATAAAGGAGGTAAAACAGATAAAATTCCTAGTGAGTTATTACCAATCGCTAATTATTCAGGAAAAAATTCATTTTTAAACGACATTAAATCAAAATTGTTAACTTACGGTAGATTGTCAGACAAACAAATTGAGAT